CTTGCAGCAAAGCAACAGTATGAGAAGAAGAAAACCAAAACTCTTGAGAAAGAGATTGCCAGATGTAACAACATCCAGATGGCGAAGAAGATATCGCTTAACAGTGCTTATGGTGCTATTGGGAATCAGTACTTTCGATATTATAAATTGGCTAACGCTGAAGCCATTACCTTAAGTGGTCAAGTTTCTATCCGATGGATAGAAAATAAAATGAACCAGAAGATGAACAAGATTTTAAAAACAGAGGAGATTGATTATGTTATTGCTTCAGATACTGATTCCATCTATCTTAATTTGGGTCCTTTGGTTGAGGCTGTATACAAGGGGCGAGAGAAGACTAATGAAAGCGTTGTCACGTTCCTTAATAAGGTGTGTGAAGATGAATTTGAGCCTTTTATTGAAAGTTCTTACCAAGCGTTGGCCGACTACGTAAACGCTTACGATCAAAAGATGTTTATGAAAAGGGAGAACATTGCCGAACGTGGTATATGGACTGCCAAGAAGAGATACATCTTAAATGTGTGGGATAGTGAGGGTGTTCGTTATGATGAACCTAAACTCAAGATGATGGGTATAGAGGCAGTTAAATCCTCTACACCTGCACCTTGTAGGGCAATGATTAAGGATGCACTTAAACTTATGATGAATGGTACTGAAGATGAAGTGATTACGTTCATTGAGAATGCCCGTAAGAAATTTAAGTCACTTCCACCAGAAGAAATAGCATTTCCTCGTACAGCAAACAATCTACAAAAGTATAAAGCACACTCTACAATATATGCAAAAGGAACTCCTATACATATACGTGGTGCATTGCTTTTCAATCATTACGTAAAGCAGAAAAAACTGAATAATAAGTATTCTCCCATAGGAAATGGAGAGAAAGTTAAGTTTCTTTATCTGAAGAAACCAAACATTATTCAAGAGAATGTGCTATCATTCATTCAAGATTTTCCTCACGAACTTGGTCTTGACAAATACATTGATTATGATCTACAATTCGATAAAAGTTTCGTGGAACCACTTCGAGCAATCCTTGATGCGATTGGTTGGAATGTGGAAAAAACTGCAAACCTAGAGTCATTTTTCTCCTAATGGAATTACCTATTAATCATAAAGATTTGAAAACAATAGTAAATGCACTTTCATTAGGTGGAGATACTAGACTTTATTTTCTATTAAAGAATATTGTAGATGATGCAAGATTGCAATCTGCAGGTCAATCTTTAGATTTTTCTGAAGATCCTAATGTTAAGGTTTTTTCAGAATCTGACGAATATCAATGTAAACAAGGTCAATGTGACATTTAAAAGAGTAAATTAATTATGGATTTTTTAAAAGAAATAGTAAAAGAAATAGGTGATGACTACACCAGACTCGCAGCAGACATCAACGAAGAAGAAACCTTCATCGACACAGGTTCATACATCTTTAACGGATTGGTTAGCGGTTCCATTTTTGGTGGCGTATCTGGCAATAAGATTACTGCCATCGCTGGTGAAAGCAGTACTGGGAAAACTTTCTTCTCCCTCGCAGTTGTCAAGAACTTTCTGGACAATAATCCTGACGGTTACTGCCTTTATTTCGATACTGAAGCTGCTGTTAATAAAGGATTACTTGAGTCTCGTGGTATAGATATGAAACGCCTAGTGGTGGTAAATGTTGTCACCATTGAGGAATTCCGTACCAAGGCACTTAAGGCAGTTGATATATATCTTAAGACACCTGAAGAGGATCGCAAACCTTGTATGTTTGTGTTAGACTCTTTAGGTATGCTTTCAACAGAGAAAGAAATTAGAGACGCATTGGATGATAAACAAGTTCGAGATATGACCAAATCTCAACTTGTAAAGGGAGCGTTCCGAATGCTAACTCTAAAGTTGGGTCAAGCAAACATTCCACTTATAGTTACAAACCACACCTACGATGTTATCGGATCTTATGTCCCAACTAAAGAAATGGGAGGAGGCTCTGGTCTCAAATATGCCGCAAGTACGATCATTTATCTCACTAAAAAAAAGGAAAAGGATCAGAAAGAGGTTATTGGAAACATTATTAAAGCTAAGACGCATAAATCAAGACTCTCAAAAGAAAACAGAGAAGTAAACATACGTCTCTATTACGATGAAAGAGGATTAGATCGCTATTACGGACTCCTAGAACTAGGGGAACTTGGTGGCCTGTGGAAAAATGTTGCTGGTCGTTATCAATTGAATGATAAAAAGATATATGCTAAAGAAATTCTTAAGAATCCTACCGAATACTTCACAGATGATATAATGGAGAAGTTAGATAGCATTGCAAAGGAATACTTCTCATATGGAACGAATTGAAACAACTATTCTCCGTAATCTTGTATTTAATGAAGAGTATTCTAGAAAAGTAATTCCTTTTATTCAACCTGATTATTTTGAAGAAAGAAATGAAAAGGTATTATTTGAAGAGATAACTAAATTTATTGTTAAGTATGGTTCTGCTATAACTTTAGAAGCCTTGAATATTGAGGTGGAGAATAGGACTGATTTAAATGAATCTGAAATAAAGGAAACAAGAGGCATTACAAATTCTCTTTCGGATGCTCCTGTTGATTCAGAGTGGATACTTGATACTACAGAAAAGTGGTGTAGAGATCGTGCTATCTATCTTGCATTGATGGAATCAATACATATTGCAGATGGCAATGATGATAAAAAGAATCGTGATGCTATTCCATCTATACTTTCCGATGCTCTAGCAGTTTCTTTTGATAATCATATTGGACATGATTATCTACAAGACTATGAAGAAAGATACCACTCCTACCACCAAAAAGAAAGTCGAATTCAATTCGACCTTGAATACTTTAACAAGATTACAAAAGGAGGTCTTCCAAATAAGACTCTCAATATTGCTCTTGCTGGTACTGGTGTCGGTAAATCTCTTTTTATGTGTCATCTTGCTTCTTCTGTACTTTTAGAAGGTAAGAATGTTTTATACATTACTCTTGAAATGGCAGAGGAAAAGATTGCTGAAAGAATAGATGCTAATCTTTTAAACGTTAATATTCAGGATATAACCGATCTTCCTAAACCTATGTTTGAGAGTAAGGTTGGTAATATCGCTAAAAAAACTCAAGGAACATTAATTATAAAAGAATACCCTACTGCATCTGCTCATTCAGGACATTTTAAATCATTATTAAATGAGCTTTCATTGAAAAAATCATTTAAACCTGATATAATATTTGTAGATTATTTGAATATATGTGCTTCATCACGATACAAGGCAGGTAGTAATGTCAACTCTTACTCATACATCAAGGCGATTGCGGAGGAACTTCGGGGTTTGGCTGTCGAAAGTAACCTACCGATTGTTAGTGCTACTCAAACTACTCGTTCTGGTTACGGTTCTAGCGATGTTGATCTTACTGACACGTCAGAGTCCTTCGGACTCCCTGCTACTGCTGACCTTATGTTCGCTCTCATATCTACTGAGGAGTTGGAAGGATTAAATCAAATCATGGTTAAACAATTGAAGAACAGATATAATGATCCTACATTGTTTAAAAGATTTGTTGTTGGTATTGATCGTGCAAAGATGAGATTATATGATGTTGAACAAAAGGCACAGGAAGATATAGCGGATAGTGGTCAAGAAGAAAAACCTAGTATCACTGAAAAATTTAAAGCAAAATCTTCATTTGCGGAGTTTAAATTTTAATGAGCAAAGTTTTTGAAAAAGATAATTTTCTAACACAAGATGAATGCAATCTTTTAATTAATTATCAAAAAGGACATTGTGTAAATGATATTGAGAAGTGGAGTTTGCAAGATCATGATTCAAATTGGAGTAGTAGAATTGTAACTTTAAATAATGTTGATAATGACGTTGTTAGAAGATTAGTAGAAGTAGTTCATTATAATATTTCTATCCTTTGTGCCAAATCTTATAATGTAGATTATGTTTATCCTGAATTTAGTAATCTAGTTTATTGGGCACCTGGAATGAGTTTGGGAGTCCATGCAGATAATATGTGGATTGATGATCCAGAGAAATCACATTATTCTTCTCATAGGGATTTTTCTGCAGTGATATATTTGAATGATAATTATGAAGGTGGTAAAACATTTTTTAATGATAATGGGTATGAGGCACAACCAAAAACTGGTAAATTAATATATTTTACATCAGGTAAAGATGATGCACATGGTGTGACAGAAGTTATTAGTGGTCATAGATATACTTTTGCGTTGTGGTTTACTAAAAATGAAGAAAGATTATTCTTGACATCTTAGTAGAAACCAGTTATAATATTGGAAATTGGAATAGAGTTGTGACTTTAAGAACACATACAATTGAAAAGAAGAATCCACAACATAATCAAATATGGGAGTGGGAAGAAACTGCTGAATTACGTGCTTTTATTGAGCAACAAGCAACAAAAAAACTTCATGAGGATATAAAGAATGGATAGACAAGTAGACACACAAAAATACCTTGAATTTGTAGATGGAGTTACATCTCAAGAATCAAAGGATTATATTTCGTTTAACTCTAGATGCTTTCGGATTCAATCAGTAGAAAGTGG